GTTTTAATTTGTATCTATATATATTTAAAAACATATATAGGTAATTAAGAATGAATACAATTGTTTCTGCCTTTGTAAGCAATGTTAATTCCAGGTACGAGGATTCGTTGACACGATACTATAATTTTGGAAAATTGTTATTGCAATCATCTGTTCCAAAGGTCATTTTCGTTGATCAGTTTATGTTTGACCTTATTGGAGACAATTATGACAACACTACCACATTAATAATAAAAATAGATACGCACGATTCGTATTTGTACAATTATGTAGACCACCTAACAAATTTTGGCGTACATTCAACCAACCACACAAAGGATACAATTGGTTTCATGTTTACTATGTGTAACAAAACAGAATGGGTCAAACAGGCGATTCATTTGAACCATTTTCAAACGGATAATTTTATTTGGATAGACTTTGGCATAAGACATATATTTAAAAATATCTGCTCAGACGAAGAATTCGTTGAAAAGATTAACTGCCTACAATACAGACACTACGACAATATTAGAATTGGCGGAATTTGGGACATAAATTATAAGTATAACATAAACATTTACAAAGATATTGCATGGTATTTCGCGGGCGGAGTATTTGGAGGGAATAGTGTAACCCTTATTAGATTTGCCGAGTTAATGAAGGAAAAATGCATTGATATTATAACAAAAAATAATACTATTATGTGGGAAACAAACATATGGTATCTAATTTGGTGTGAAAATAAAGAGCTATTTGATATCTACGGGTGCGATCACAATCCGACCCTTATAGAACGTTATTAACTATATTTTACGATTGAATCTATATATTTTTTATCGTAAACCCCGATTCGGGTTGTTCTATCCCATGTGCTGTAATTAATAAGCACTCGCTCGTGTTCCACAACAATGCTGAGACAATATTCAATGGGGTCACCTTCAAATTTGAATGGCGCCGAATAACGTTGTAATTTCATATTTGCATCAAAAACCACAATCATGTGATAATAATGTCGCGGCTGTTCGTAAGAGACAATGTGCGTAACAAACCACAATTCATCTTCAACAATCTGAATCGCAATATTCCCATTTCTATTCTCTCCGCATGGCTTGGAGTATTTAAATCCGCAGGTAGACCCTCTGATTCGTTTAAATATGCGCGGCATCTCTCTTGTTTCAACCAAGGAAAGGGTCTTACCACCCCCTGCAGTGTCATTCACCTTGCAAATTTTTAATGGCGCCCAATCATATATAACATGAGTGGAATTTTTATAGTCCACATAGACCCAATTTTTTTCGCATGATGCATTATTAAAATCAGGCGTAATTTCCGTGCCATTTAAGTGTCCTCCTTGATAATCGTAATCACCTACCACTATTCCGATATGATTGTTGTGATGATAGCCGGTTCCAATAAAAATCGGGGTTTGTCTTTCCACATCATAAAACACCCTTACATCTTCAATGCCAATATACCGTCTATTATCAAAGGATAAGTCAAACCATTTTTCATTTGTCGGACTAAACTGGCTGTCTAACTCAACATATTTGTTAACGGTTATTATATGTTTATCACAATATAAATAACCACCACCGTTATCAATATAATAATTTACATACCGAATGTTCAGTTTATACCCACTATTGTCTATATTTGGAACCAGACAGCTTGATGAAGAATACATCTTCACTTCTTCGTTATTAATATTGGTTGTAACCGTATTGTCCACCGTAAATTTTGAGCTTGCAGTTAAAACATCCTTGTAAAACTTCAGGTTTCTCATCATGTTATTTACTTCCGAGTCATTGTTGGAATTATTCAATACCTCTACGACCTCAAAGTTGATATTTTTTACACCGGCATACGCGGCAAACACGGTATATTCATAGTAAATTTTGCTTGTATACACGTCGTTATGTAGAAATAGGTAACCATTTCTGTCCTTTTTAGCGTCTAATATCTTTCTGGCCTCCTTATAAATCATATTTCCAAGGTTGTGTTTAGAAGTCATTCTATAGTGGTGAATGATCTCATATAGTCCCTCCAGACGGTCGGGATATAAATTATACCCTTCCAGCCAATAATGTATTGCATCTGACATTTTACCCATGTTTCTATAGCAAAGACCGATTCTATAATGGCTATACCACACTTCTTCTATCCATCCGCCAAATGCAATACGCTTTTTATAAACGTCGATTGCCTCCCCGAATCGCCCGGAGTCGTGATAACTATTCGCCAAATAAAAATAATACCTCACATTATTCGGTTCTTCCTTTATTCCGTCCAATAGCAACCGAATATCGCGTTCAAATTTATCGTGCTTAGAACCACCATCTCCATGATCTCTTATGAATATAGTGTTCCTATCAAAACTGATATGTCGGTTACCTTGTGGAGTATCAATGTATTCATGTGTTACTCCAACATATTTATATAATCCATTATTCCGAACAATTCTTGTATTTTGATAGTAGAAGGAGTCGTTCCCTTGAAGAATATAATAACTATCGTGGGTATTTAGCATATGCTTATTAAATGCATTCACCTCAAGTACCATATCGGCATCCATCAATAATATAAAATCTGACATGCCAACGCATGCCTGCATAGCAAAATTTCTATTATGACAAAAATTTTTGAAGGGTTCTGATACCACCTTACCAGGTATATTTCTTTTGTTAAAATACTCCGAGATTAGTTCAACTGTATTGTCGGTAGAACCTGTATCGCATATACAGTAGCAATCAATAACTGAAACAACCGAATCAAACAACCTAGTAATTATTTTACTTTCATTCTTAACAATCATATTTAAACACAGTGTTGCAGGTTTGGTTGCATTAGAAACAAGCTCCATGAATACTATAAAATCTAATATTTATATTGTTAAATAATCAAATAATTAAATAATTATATATTAATAATATAATAATGGCGAATACGCGATTTAAATATGACGACTGTAGAACAAAAAAAGCCCTACAACAATCAACTGACCCCGGGAGATGGATTTTAAATGTTCCTGGCAACGGGGCGAACCCTTGTTATATGGAGGATCCACAAATTATCATACAAAAATGGGGTGGAAATTTGAGGACGAACACCATTAATTTAGAGGGTGATCTCAGAGGAGTAAATAGACATTTAAGCAGAGATTGTTTAGGAAAAGACGAATATACAAAGTATAATGTTCCGAACCAGGCTATCAAGTATCCTACATGCAATAACTTATTTACCGAGCAGTCTCGAGCGACTAATCCAGCGTGGTGGTATCGCGATTTGGAACAGGTTGATTGGCAATATCCGCCGTTGAACCCACAAGCAAATACATGTATGCCTTTCCAGGCAAATCTAAACACGCGAATTTTAGAAAAGGATTATTTTACCCCAAAGAGAGATTGTGTCGTCACCGAAACTAAAAATTACCTGCCAACAAGCTTCAATTTGATTCGCGGTGGGTATGTAGGAGGACCAGTAACATGTCAGCAAACAAACGCATGCGCCTCGGGCAAGTAAATCTGCAGCTGGTCCGGGTTTAGGTTTTAGGTTTTAGATTATTATGAATAAATTATAATACTCTATATAAAATATAATACTCTATATATATAAATATGGAAATAGCAATCCCCTTAATAGCATTAGGTGGCATGTATGTTGTGTCAAATCAATCAAATGAAGATAGTACTAAAAAACAAATAAGGCAAACCAAAAAGGAGAATTTTACCAATATGGGAATTAGAAGCAATTTAGGTGTAAGAACTGATAATTATCTGCCCAACACAAACATTCCTCCGCAAAATTTCCCGGTGTCAAATATAAACCAGTTGGTCGATACCGTTCAAGAGTATCCCAACCCAAATGCCGCAACAGATAAATATTTCAATCAAAATTTATACGAACAGCGAGTCCGAAATAATATTCCCGTCGGAAATACCCCACAGGAGGTTTACTCGTTGTCAGGCAATTACTTGAACTCTCAACAGTTCAAACACAATAATATGGTTCCGTTTAATGGTGGAAAGGTAAAGGGTCGTACTTACGACGTGAATATTACGGAAACGGTTCTTGATAATATGATCGGGTCTGGGTCCCAAGTAGTCAAGAAAATAGAACAGGCCCCTTTATTCAAGCCCGAAAGCAATATGCAATGGGCATACGGTATGCCGAACCAGAGTGATTTTTACCAGTCCCGCGTGAACCCGGCAATGAAGAACAATAATGTGAAGCCATTTGACTCTGTTACTGTTGGTCCCGGCCTTGATCAGGGGTATGGAATTAGCGGAAGCAACGGCTACAATTCTGGTATGGAAGCCCGTGACAAGTGGTTGCCTAAAACAGTGGACGAGTTAAGAGTGGATACTAATCCTAAGCTGGAGTATGAGTTGATTAATCACGAGGGTCCTGCAAATTCCTATATCAAAACTGCGCCTACGAGTCAGATGATTGGGCGGGTTGAGAAGCAACGACCTGACACCTTCTTTATCAACACGCAAGACCGATGGCTAACAACCACTGGCGCAGAGAAGGGCGAAACCCTGAGACCTATTCAGGAAATGGGTGTTATTAGACGTAATGACATTAAAACCGAGTACATGGGACCCGCTGGTGCTACAGATGTTAAGGCTACAACTGCACCCGTGAATTTTGAACCATCAAAGAGACACGAGGTCGTTGCAGGCGGTGTAAATCACTCCAGAGCAGTAGGTCATGGCCCTCATACAGACGGGGAGGCTTTTTTGCGCAGCCACACGAATTACGAAAATAACAGAAGCACTGTCAAGCAACCCGAGACATTGAGGAGCGGATTTAGCGGCGCAATTGGTGCCGTTATAGCTCCGTTGCTTGATATTTTGAAGCCGACGCGCAAGGATGAAACCATCAACAACGTTCGCATTTATGGCGAGGGCGCGGCATCTATCTCCAAGGGATACGTCTACAACCCACAGGATGCAACTGCTACCACAATCAAGGAGACCACATTATATTCGCCATCCTTTAACATTAGCAATCAAAAAGAGGGCATATATGTCAACAATGCAATGCCTGGAGCGCCAACACAGAGAGACACCACCAGCTGTGAATATTACACCGCGGCCGGAGGTTATGCAACCGGATACGGCGATATGAGTTATGATGCAGCATATAGGCAGCATAATAATGACATTAAGTCTTCAACCATTGCAAATAGACCAAACCAAGGAGGAACTCAGTTGTTTAATCAACAGATGCATTTGACTACCCTCAAGAGCGACTCTGACCGATTGGATGGAAGAGTCAACCCGGCATTTTCCAGTTTAACCGGTCTTCCCCCGTCAGTGCAAACCTATGGGGCCATTAGAGCCCCGCAATACTATAATGAATGTGCTTCGTGCGAGCGCATACAGCCCGATATATTGACCGCATTCAAGAATAACCCGTACACGCATTCGCTAACCAGCTCAGTTTAAATGCGTGGCACGCACGCGGCGTAAGATTACATTCCGACATTGAAAATAAGAGTATTTTATTATTTACGTACTAATAAAATATAAAAACACGTTGTAAACTATAATAAACTAATGTCTCTACAAATCCATCAATCAATCAAAAATAAATTAAATTACTTTCACGAAATACATAAGACGCCGAATATATTGTTTCATGGCCCGTCTGGAAGTGGGAAGCGAACAATTGTAAGTGATTTTATTAACAAGGTCTACGACAATGATAGAGAGAAAATAAAGACCTTTGTCATGTATGTGAACTGCTCGCAGGGAAAGGGGATCAAATTTATACGCGACGATCTGAAGTTCTTTGCAAAAACCCACATAAACTCAAACGGCGGAAATACCTTTAAAAGCATCGTTCTCTTGAATGCAGATAAGCTAACCATGGATGCGCAATCTGCGCTGCGTAGATGCATTGAGTTATTTAGCCACAATACCCGTTTCTTTATTGTTGCAGAAGATAAGTATAATTTGATGAAGCCAATTCTCTCCCGTTTTTGCGAAATATATGTACCCGAGCCGGTTGTAAATGATAAGATTGTCAACCTATATCAATATAATCTAAACGAATTATTTCACATGGCCCCGGTGAAGGTGCATAGGGTAGACTGGCTCAAACGGGAATTATCAAAGTATGTAACTCAGAAATTGTCGCTGGATGACCTATTCTTGTTATGTACAAAGCTGTATGAACGGTCATATAGTGGTTTAGATGTCATGAATTTAATGGAAAATCCAAAATTTCTGGAAAATTACATGTCTACTGAACGGCGGTATGAACTTCTTGTCTGTTTTAATCGTGTACGGATGGAATTTAGGAATGAGAAACTGTTGATGTTATTTATTCTAAATTTTGTGTTTTTAAGTTCAGAACTGTCTTTAGAAAATATTAGTTTTATGTAAATGGATGATTTTAATGTTAGTGCTCTTCACGAATCGAAGAATGAATGGGGTTCCCGTTTAGTCACGATTTTAACGCCATTGATTGTAGATGGATACAGGTCGATTTTAGATGAATCAATTAAGCTTTGCCGGGAAAATAAAGAACCTGATAAGTACCTCATGACGTTTCAGAATTTAATATCGCGAATTCCCAAGTGGAACGCGCAAATTATTGAAACTGAGCGGAAGCGAATTTGTGACAAATCGGGCTGCACATACTTGGAGGACTTGGTTACATGTGTTCACATTATTCAATTGAAAATCCTTACGGCTATGCGTGTTGGGCAAAAACAAAAGAAAATTGATATTCATATCCCAAAGCTGGACGATTTTATACATAAAACGTATATAAATGTTGCGCGAAAGGTTTATAAGAATGTCTACTTGTTTGAGGTAAACGTCATGCCATTGCAAATTCAAAAGAATCACCGAGAATTAGAGATTATTGTGCAGGAGTGTATATTGAATACTTTAAGAGAGGGTATTCCAGTAGAGGCCATTTTAAAGGCCTATATGGACGAGACTGTGGAGGAGGATGTGGTTGAGGAGGTTCATGAACAAATCATTGACGAGCCTATAAAACCGAGCGTCCAGGATGCAGAGTCCAAGCCGGCAGTTGAAGTCGGTAGCGCGCCAGCCCCTATGCCTGCAAGTCGTCTAAGTTTCAATGAAATTGATTCTATTAGAACAGACGATGGTACAATAACGAACGTCGTTGCACCAAAATCTATTCCCCAACTGGAGGAGAGAGCAATGCAACGACGAATGGAGGAGGCGGCACAGAGCACGCCGGATATGTCTGATAAACTTCACATTTCAGACCAGTCGTTTTCATTAGATGCCTTGGATGTTCATAGTATTGAAGAACCCGCACTTGAATTGTTGCCAGATCTGTTAATGGACGAAATTGAGGTTTTAGAATAATTGCGTTAAAACTGAATAAGAAACTGCTCTAATAATTTATATGAACAATATATTTATTATTGCGGCAGTTGTGTCTGTAACATTTTTAATCACCAAATTTATTGAAATGCGATTTATTGAGAAGGAGAGTAAGCCACTCAAGGTGTTGATTCGGGACGCGCTTCTTGTTTATTTTAGCGTCGTGTCCGGGTATTTTATAATAGGTCAGGTCGACCCCTTGCTGCATGGAGGCGCAATCGGCGCAACACCTACTCCGGTATTCACCGATAATCCAGGGTTCTAATATTTTATTTTTATTGTGTTATATTATAATGAAAATAAAGACTAATAAGACAAATAAGAAAAATATAGGTAAAAGAAATAATACGCGTAAGACAACTAATACGCGTAAGACAAATAACAAGGGTAAAACGTATAGGATATCGCGAAAATCTAATAAACTAATCGGGGGGCAGATGGGCGCATTGATACCATTGCTCGAAGGTCAGCGTATTGTTAATCGGTTGCAGTACCTTGCCACAATGCAGTACCTTGTAACAAGTTCTTCCAGAAGGGAGCCCCTTTGTGAAGAGGTTCAGGAGTTAATTCCTGCATTTCAGAATACCCCAGATGCCCCAGTTAATCTCCCAGAACCCGTAGCTATAATGGGCAACGGATCAAAACAGTACATTATAGGGACCGAATCTTATTTCATAAAGACCGCCGAAGAGGCCACAATCCTAATAAACAAGTTACAATCCGAATCTGCCGCAATTTGGGAAGAACGTAGCAGGATAACATGTGCGACCCTTCTTCTTTTGGGAATAATATCATCCAAACTACAACGCACTGGTTACCCATTTATTATAGTAGCAAAGGGAGGATTGGGTGTGGCATTAGTGAGCTCTCAACTACCAGGTGATACTGAATCGGTTTCAGTGGGTGATTTGGATTTTAAAGTTGTAAAAAATCCAAAGGTTGCTAGTGGAAAGTATCACCCAGGGGCAGGGTTATACCTCTCTCTACATATCTGTTATTTCATTCAGTGGGTTTTAGAACAAATCGTAGGTGAAGGTTATAGCATATCAGTTCTTGATCCAACCACAAGGAAAAAAGTCTGTGGGTATCAGGACATGGTAAAAATTAGCTTACGGGCTCCTAATAAAATGCTTTTCCCATTTTTAGATATGGATTTTGGAGGCTATGAAAAAAATAAACACTACTTTGAGAA